GTCTTCCTGAATATAATAGAATAGCTGACCGTCATCGTACTGGCTCAATGCGCCAATCTCTTCTTTCTTATTAAGAACGCGGATGTTTATACTATCTTGTGAAACATACACATAGTCATCCACACCATCAGTGGTTGTATATTTTTGTAGGAACACCAGTTTAGTAGTTGGGTCAACAGTTTCGTTAACGATTTCTGTAAACAACTCTGGATTGTCAACAACACCGTCATCGTCGTCGTCAAAGAAACTAACTTGTATTTTCTTAGAATCAACATAACCTTCTGCATCTCGATATTCTTCTACGATTTCCCAAATAAAATCATAGTTGAAAGGAGTTAATGCACCAGGCTGTGTATTGATGTTCAATACATTGATTTTGTCTTTAACAATTTTACCAGTTCTGTTGTTATAAATCTTATCGCTTGAATCATAATAGAATCTAATTTCAGATTCGCTTTCAAATACATATCGCATAGCACGATAGGTAATTGTATATTTCTCACCATCCGTTGTAAACTTTAATAACCATGATGCATCTAATTGCTGATTGGTTGTGTCACCTGTCTTACCAGTAGAGTATACATTAGTTGCGTTTAGGTTATTTTCTGTAATAATTCTCCACTCACCTTCATCCTGTGCATAGCGTAGACCAAATGTTTTGTATGCAAAAACTTGATCAGTTACTTGTCCTTGTACGTCTGCAGATAACACTGAAGGAAGTGCTGTTCTTATTTCAACTAACTTTGAGCCTGTTGGTATACTGTCGTTGAATATAATTGGTCCAGTTCCGTCGTCTTGTATTTCTGTACCATCTCTTGCAACTGAAATAACCTTTACCCATTTGTAGGTGCTGCCGTCTTGAGGTATTTGACCGTTTGAAGGTATCGCCTTTAATGCGTTATTATTTTTAGTTTCGAAGTAATATCCAGTTGGTGGTATGAATCTTAGTAAGGAACTAACCTTTACATATTTCATATTAGAACCTGTAAATGATCCAACCTTAACTAATACGCCATTAGGATTAGTTAATCGTCCAGTATAGGTATTAGAATCAGAAGTTATCAATGTCCACGTAGCTCCTAAGTCTTCAACTAACAATCTTGGAAACTTATCATAATAATAGTTTCTTAGTTTAATACTGCCAAGGATAGGTTCAATAATATTAACAATAGCACCTTCGATGTCTGTTAAGTTTTCAAACGTAAAACTTGACTTTAGTATTAAGAAGTCTTTATAAAGAGCGCCATCAACACCAAATAGGTTAGTGGTTGAATATTTTCCGGTAGCATCAACTAAATCAAAATATCTTGAAATGCCGCTGGAAACCCTGTTTACTGATTTTGCTTTTACGATTTCCTGACTAACAGTTAAAGGACCTAACTGATAATCTTCTCCAGTTATCATTCTATTTTGTGTATAGTATGTTGCTGGTGCGTTTCTTTTTATTGTAGCACTTGATTCGGAAACGGTTGCATTGTCTACTGTGTACTGCAACTCTAAAGTAATTGTGATTGTTTCTGCTTTGCCTGATTTAGAAACATAAGGAATACGAACTGCGATTCCTCTTAAATCATCTGGGGCAATGACCAAACGTTGATTTTTGCTGGTTCTGTAGTATACACGGAAGTTGCCTTGTGGCAAATTACCAAATACTCCATCACTAAAAATCAAACTAATTCTATCTTCAATTCTTGTTAGTACAGAGTAGATATTTCGTATACCTTTGTTCAAGCTATTGTATATTACGTTATTACCTTCAACAGCTTCTACTTTACTCCATAGTTCTCTTTCATTACCAAGACTGTCAAGACCATACAACCAAACATCTGATTGGTTAATATTTTTAGCATCAATAGCAACTACTTGATTGGTTGAAGGATTTGTAACTGTAAACTGACCTTGATCCAATGTACCTTGGCGGAAATGTGCAAAAAATCCGGTATTAGAGCTTGCAGGGCCGCGGCCGTCTTCTCTGTAAAGAAATGCAAAGTTATTGCCGGGAAACGGTGCTTCTTCTACTATTTCAGATTCTGTAATGTCCGTTGAAACTATTTCAAAAGGAACAGACTTTCCGTCAACTGTTTTGTTAAAGGAATAAACAGGAGGTTCTGTGTTGGTAGAATTAAAACGATACTGCTCTGTTGGAATTCCGCTGATTATTTCTTTTTTAATAGGTCGACCAAATGTACCGTTAACTGGTAGTGCAGCATTCATTACTCTAATGAATTGCTCATACCAATCTGGATTCGATGGGTCGTTCCATAGGATTGTTTGATTTTCTACGTTAATGCCGTTTGAATCGATGATTTCTTCAGTGGTGCTTACCGCTTCAATCTTTAACAGGCCGTTTGCAGCGATATTACGTTTAGTATTATAGGAAAGCAGTCTTGCTAAACGTAATACGCTCTCACGACGTTCTGCTAATTCAAGGAAGTTTTCACGAGCATTTAGGTCAATACGGAAAGCAATGTTTTGACCTAAGAAAGCGATCATATCAATAAGTGCCAAGTATTCGCTTGATTCAATATAATCGTTAAAATCTTCCGGGTAGTTTTCTCGAAGATAGTTAATCATCGTACGACGAAGGTTGTCGAAGTCATACGATTTGAAATCTGCATTACGGAAAGACTGGTAAACTCGCTTCCAGTCCTCTGCTAATAGTAACCTATTTTGTCTGTCTGATGATGACATGCTGCTTTCCTCGTTATAGTGTATTTATTTGTTTTGAATAACTGCGTAGTTAATTACTTTGACAAGAAACCAGCATCTTCGTCAAACTTCATGTTTATAGTTTCTGAGATGTTGTAGGGCAGATACGTTAGTGTGCATTCTATCTGTATACCACTTTCATAACTGTCAACGATGATGTTATCCACGTTAACACGAGGATCGTAGTTAATAACTCTTGATACGTTTTGAACGATCGCCTCTTTTAAGCCATCAGTTAGTGGCTCAAACAGAACATCCCATATGATGGTTCCAAACTCTGGGTTTGAAAGTTTTTCGCCTTGTCGAATATGGAAATGATTTACGATATCTTGTTTGATTAGAGCAATGTCGTAAAGGACCCAGTTATTTGAATCCGGATCAACTGTAGAAATACCTCTATAGGCCTTGCTTTCAGGCACAGATTCGAACTTCTGATTAGAAGGTACTACAATTTGTTTGTATATGTTTTTTTCTAATGTGCTCATACCATATTTACCTTATTTTTACCCCACTGACCAATCACCGGTATCATCATCTTGAGATACTGTATATGTATTTCCGTCAGATAGTGTAACTGACGATCCTGCAGGAACTTCGCCCCTACCTATTGATGCAATTTGTTCTCTATCTTCTACTCCCGTGTTTGTTGTATCGGTAGATCCTGCAGGAATAGTTATCGGCAATTGACCTTTAGCTACAGTAGTTCTTAGATTAAGAAGATTAGTGGCGCCTTGTGTTAATGAAGAAATTGCAGATCCCCCAACAGACGATATGCTTTTTAATGTACTAGAACTTGCAATGCTATCTATTGTGCTCGTTATTCCTTGAGATACTGCAAATGTTAATTTGCTTCCTACATCTTTAACTGCGCTAACAAGATTGGAAACATTAGCACCACTCATATTTTCTTTAACTGCGTTAGCCGCAGTTGCAACAGTTGCAGGCACTGTTGCTGCTGATGTTGGAGCTTTTGTTACTCCGGCTGCGGCAGCTCTAGCTTCTGCCTCTCCTGCATCACCTTCAGACTGTGTTCCGGCACTCGGAGGAGTTGCTGCAGGAACAGAGCTCGCAGGCCGTTGTACACTTTTCTTAAATGTATCTACCGTAGGCGTAGTAGTTGCTGCAACCGTTGCTCCACTTGCATCTCTATCTAGCTTATCAATCTTAAAACTAACTGGGTCTAAATGCTCGTGATGTTGCCAGGGTTCGTGCTGCGGCACACGTTTCATAATAACTTCTTTTGCCTCGCCCGGAAGTTTATGCAAAGCAAGAGGAGAAGCTGTTGCTGCTGTTGCAGCGGCCGGACCATTCATATGAATTTGCGCAGCAGTTTCTGTGTGGTTGCCGCCGCTCTTAATATCTGTTGTTCCGCCAGCAGTATACTTGTTGCTTCCTGTAGTTTTTAAGTCAAAATTTCCCGTTGTGGTAATTTTATTATTACCGCCTACTACAATTTGCCAATCTTTAACACTTTCTAAATTAACATTATTATTCGCTTTAACATTAAAGTTGCGCCCTGCTTCAAAGTTAATATCTCTATCTGCTTTAAAGTTAATATCAGCTTTGGTGTGGACACTTATACTGTCATTTGCAAATATATCTATTTTACCGTCACTCGTAAGCTCTATCCAGGTTGTTCCTTTAGAATTTCCTATGTAAATTAAATCTTCACTATTGTGTAATAGTATTTGATGACCTGTTCTAGTTCTTATACGAAATAATTCGTTGTTTGGTATTGTAACTTCTCCGCCTTTTTCACCTTTTTCAACGTTAACATAAACCGGTGGACCTTCGCTTGCAGATGTTTTTCTAATTAGTGTTGCATCGCCATCATCCATTACAATACTTGTGCCGCCAAGTCTATTTTGTGGAACAGGTGTCTGAGAAAAGTTTTCGCCGTAATTTACGCGAGGAGCACCAGGTCTTTTATCTTGTGGTCCTGGAGAACTTATTCCAAATACTGCCGACGGCGCTTCTCGTCTTGCACTTGATGTTGTTATACCTCTAACTTCATCTTCGTTAAGACCTTGTGTTGTTAAAATTGTTAATGCATCTGCATTAACAGGTTTAATGTATTGTGTAGAATCTCTACCTGTTCCCTTTTCTGTTTTTTTATTGTATTCAACGACTGGAAGTTTTTTAGTATTGTCCTGACTATTAAAGGTAGTTGATGCCATCTGGTCAGGAATCATAAAGTTAGTGTTTTCTTCTGGCACACAACCTATCCAATATCCCTCACCACCTTCGATAAAAATTACAAGTACCTTTGCTCCAATGTCGGGCGGTATGCCCCAGAATCCATAACTGCGTTGACTGTTCTGATGTCCATCGTTTTTATTTGCTCCATCATAAGATGTTAAACCATAAAAAGGACTAAGATACTTTACAGGTATTAATTGACCGGGAGTGTTTGTAGAATTTCCCGAA